GCAGATTGCGGCTACGAGTGCAAACTCTAGTGGTGGTGCTTGGAGCCTAGATTTCGACCCTACAATCATTATACCTAAGAACTCTGACATTAGGGTAAGAGTAGAATCAGACTCTAACAATGCGGTCGCTTTCGCTAACTTCAAGGGCTACATAGCAAAGGTAGTAACATGACTACAATTAATAAAGCTCAAGAGGTCGCTTTACGTAAAGCTCAATACGCTACAGATATCTTCACTACAGAAGGTGAAGCTAAGGCTCGTAGCATGGACATGGGCCTAGATGGTGTAACTCACGTCTCTGAATACGATGGACAGGCCGTTTTTATGCCTGCTGAGAGCCATGAGGCTTATTTGGCATACTACGGTGCCGAAACTGAAGAAGCCCCCTCTGACATGCGCTTAGAGGCTCTACGAGTAATCATTCAAGAAGTGATGAAGGAAGAGTTTACTAAAGCTGACTACCAAGGCGAACAAGTTACCCTTAACAAGCCTCGAAGGACCAAAGGTGGACCTAAGAAGTTCGAAGTGTTCGTTCAAGATGGTGGCAAGGTCAAGCGAGTAACCTTCGGTGATCCTAACATGGAGATTCGTAGGGATGATCCTAAAGCTAGGGCTAACTTCAGAGCTAGACACTCTTGTGACAGCAAGAAAGATAAAACATCAGCAGGCTATTGGTCGTGTAGGATGTGGGAAGCAAATACTAGTGTGGGTGATATGACTAAATCTTCTCCTAATACAGTTAAGATACTCAAGATTGATGAGGAACAGCGTATTATCTACGGCTGGGCTTCTGTGACAACCTACAAAGGTGAACTTGTAGTTGACCTACAGGGTGATGTCATCAAAACAGAAACGCTACACAAAGCCTTTAATGAGTTTATGAAGGGTGTGAGGGTCGGTAAGATCAACCACTCAGGTGAGCAGGTAGGACAGATCGTCCACTCGTTCCCCATGAGCAAAGAGATTTGTGAAGCACTTGGAATCCAGTCTGACAAGGAGGGTGTTATTTCAGGTTTCCATGTAACTGATGACAGCCTCTGGGAAAAAGTCAAGTCTGGTGAATATGCGGAGTTCTCCATAGGGGGCCGCGCACAAAAACAGGAGTTCTAATGCCTACTGAACTTATTAACCTAGAACTTGACGAATTGAGTCTTGTTCCTAAAGGAGCTAACCAGATGGCAAAAGCTCCTATTTTCAAAGCTCTCAATGGAGATACTATGACCGAAAATGTAACCAAGATGTCTGACGACATGAAAGCAAAGCTGAAGCCCTTTATGGACAAAGGTATGTCCGAGGATGAAGCGATGAAGGCTTATGAAGCTGGTATGAAGAAGTCCCTTGAGGAGACTCTTGCTAAGTCGCAAGAAGAAGTAGCCAAGCTGAAGCTAGAGAACGAGAAGCTCCGCAAGGGTCTCTTGGATGAAGGCTACACCATCGAAGCTGACAAGATCACCAAAGCTGCTCCTGCTGAGTTTGTAGAGTACGATGGTGAAAAGATTAACAAGGCTGACATTCCAGCCCCCATCCTTAAGGCCCTTGAAGCTGCTGAAGTCGCTAAGGCTGACGCTGAGCTGACCAAGAAGGCCGAAGCTACCCTCCCACACTTTGACACTGATGTAGCTAAGTCCCTTCTGTCTGCTGTAGCTAAGATGGCTGATGCAGATGCTCTCGTTGCTGCCCTCCAAGCTGCTGATAAAGCCTTTGAGGACAAGATGCAAGAACTTGGTAAGTCTGCCACTGATGGTGAGTTTACTACACCCAAAGAGAAACTCGATCACATGGTTAAAGCCTATGCCACTGAGCACAAGGTAGATACCTACAAAGCCTACGCTGAAGTTGCTAAGACCGCAGAAGGCAAAGCCCTCATTAACAAATCCTACAAAGACAAGGAATAACTACTATGACTGTGATGCAATCGCGGGACAACCGCACCTTCGAAGCTGGTGGTGACCTCTCTGCCGCTCAATTCAAGTTCGTATCTTTGGCCGCTGATGGTCAAGTTGACGTAACTGCTTCTGCTGGTGGCAATGCCATTGGCGTCCTCTTGAACAACCCTGCTGTTGCTGGTTACGCTGCTACTGTATGCGTCTCTGGTGACGTTATGGTTTATGCTGGTGGTACAATCACTGCTGGTGACCAAGTTCAGTCTAACGCTACGGGTGAAGCACTCTTGGCTGCTACTGGCGATGTCGTCTTGGGGTATGCACGTGAAAATGCCGTTGATGGCCAACTCATGCGTATCGAATTTATCACTGGCGGCAACGTAGCAGCCTAAGCATAGTTAAGGAAAACTAATATGCCTCTTTTGACTCCTAGTGCTGTTCACATTGACCAGCCATTGACCAACCTGACGATTGCTTTCAACCAAGAGCCTTCGAACTTCATTGCGGACCAAGTGTTCCCTGTAGTTTCGGTTCCTAAGCAGTCCGATAAATACTACATCTACAACAAAGATGATAGCAACCGTACTGGCAACGTAAAGAAGCTGGCACCTCGTACTGAGGTAGAGCGTATCGGTCTGCAACTGTCCACAGATGCTTACTTCGCTGAAGTCTATGGCCTTGGTGCTGACTTCTCCGAGCAGGACATTGCTAACGAAGATGCAATGCTTGAGATTCGTGCTCAGCAGGCATTTGATGTAGTCAACCAACTCCGTATCCACCGTGAAGAGCAGTTCGCTGACACATTCTTCAAGACTGGTGTTTGGGGTACAGAGTACACTGGTGTAGCTAACGCTGACAACGATACAGCAGCAGAAGTCACACAGTGGTCTGACTACACAAACTCTACACCTATCGTAGACGTTACTACTGCTCGTCGTACAGCCTTCCTCAAGTCTGGTGGCTTCGACATGAACTCTATGGTCGTTGACGTAGAGACACGCGATGTTCTGGTTAACCACCCTGATATCCTCGCCCGTCTGAACGGTGGTGCTACTATCACGAACACTGCTCTGGTGACTAACGCTAAGCTGGCAGAAATCTTCGAGGTAGAGAACTTCTTCGTTATGAAGGCTATCCGTAACACTGCTGCTGAAGGTCTCACAGCCGCTAACGGGTTCATCAGCTCCAAGAAGGCTATGCTGGTCCACGGCCCTCGTCGTGCTGGTCTGCGTACTCCTGCTGCTGGTCTCACCTTCGCTTGGGATTCTATCCCCGGTGTCTCTGGTATGGGTATCACAGTAGAAACATTCTCTGATGATGCACTGAAGCGCCAGCAGATCGCAGAGATGATCCAAGTTAAGATGGCCTATGACATGAAAGTCACTGGCGCTAACTTGGGTGTGTTCTTCAACACTATCGTTGCTTAAATTACTATCGGTGTCCTTGGTCTTAGGATCGGGGACACCACCCAAAGATGAAGTGTATAAGCACTCAATAATAATAGAACATAAACAGTATCTCAAAGAGAGAAGTCACATGAAAGATAAAACACCTATCCACCCTACATATCTAGGTTGGCAACTCGATTGGCCCGTCTTCATTAAGATTCCCTTTAACAGTGGAAACCGAAACTGGACCAAAGGTGAAGAGTACAAGTGGGCAGAACTAGGTTTCGACCAAGCTGCTGTAGCTCGACTATATGCTACAAACTTCATTCACCACAACCCTGCTCTAGAAGCACAGAATAAAGTAGGTGACCGCCTACATGAGATGAGTGCCTCTCAGCTACATTCCCTTGTGATCCAACTAAACGCGGAACTTAAGAACCGTACAGTTAGCACTAAGGACTACGATAAGAACCGTTGTCGTCAGTCTAAGGTTGATAGTAAGCAACGAGGTCTCATTCGTCGGTGGCTGTACTCAAATAAGTGGTCTGAAGAAATCTACTACGACCTACGAGATAAAATCTTGGGTAACAAAGTCGACGTTACAGATGCTGGTTAGATGGTACAGGTTGTTTGTGCAACATCTTAATAATGATTTCCATGAAGAACACCACCCAAGGCCTCGTAACAAGCCCGATGCTTTAACGAAGGGCTAATTAACTGTACAATAGGATTACTTGAATGAGCTTTAGTTATGATGACACAGACCTTACTACGGCTACGCCTTCAGGACGACTTAATGCTACACGCCTACTCTTGGGGGATACTAACTCTAGCGACCCTCAAGTACAAGATGCTGAAGTAGTATTCTCCCTCTCTGAGAATGGTGACAATGTTTATTACGCTGCTGCTTGGTTGGCTCGTGTAGTATCCTCTAAGTACGCTCGTGAGGTAGATACAGAACTTGATGGGCAACTGTCTGCCGACTTCTCACAACTAGCTAAGTCCTACTCCAAGTTGGCGGATAGCCTTGAGTATCAAGCTAAGACCTCAGGTGCTAAGCTAGGTGTCTACGCTGGTGGTATCACTAAGACAGGTATTGAGACTGCTAGGCTACAGACTAACCGTGTACAGCCTTCATTCCGTAGGGACCAATTCCATAACCCACCTAATGCTAATGGCCGTGTAATCAGCTACGACGAGTGAGGAACCTTAGATGTCTACACTGATGAGCAGTAAGCTCCTAGCCCTAGTCAATCGCTATGGTACTGTAGTTACCCTGACCAAGAACGCCTATGGTTCATACGATCCTGCTACGGGTTCTGTAGGCACCAATACACCTGTAAACTACACAGTCAAGGGTTACTTTGCTGAGTACGACCTCACGGAGATTAACAACGATAGTATCGTGATGGGTGACCGTAAGGCCCTACTCCCTAGTGTAGACACAAGTGGTGTAGCCTTACCCGAACCTGACATGGATGATATTATCGTAGGCCGAGGTGATACAGTTAAGGTTGTAGGCGTCTCAAAGATTTACTCAGGTGATACCTTA